CTGCATCTATTCTTCCTTTCATAGTATATTTGCCAATTAGTTTCATTTCTTTTTCCTCCCTGCTGGCGTTTTCTTAAATGCCTTAGACATTGCTTTGAAGTTTACTTGTCCTTTTTTAGCACCCGATTTGTATTTGTATTGATTCTTTTTGGCTTTTACAAACTTCTGCCAGCCATTAAGCGCTCGCTTAGTTTCTTTTTTGGTTTGTTTCTCTGCAGCTCTTTGGATTCTTAATCCACCAGCACCTAAACCAACTCCACCTTTAGCAAGTCCTTCGGCTATATCGGATTGAACACCTTTCTCTTCTAACATTTTTTGAATGATCGCAGCGAGAGCGTTTTCTGCCTTTGTTGCTTTAGCCATGAGTTTAACCTCACTGTTGGCTTAATGCTAGTGCAACGCTGTTTGCTTGTGTTGCTGCTTCTAGTGTGCATTCCATAACTATACAGCATGTTGCTTCTGAATTCAATGCTATGTTGGCTTCTACTCCCCAAAATAATGAATCAACGCCTACTAAATATCCTTGAGTCCATCTTTGTGGTAATACATCAAAGGCTTCTGTTATGAAAGATGCGTTTAATGCTGTGGCTGTATCATTACCGATAAATACTTTACCAGAAGAGACTAAGGATTTGTCATCAGCATGAACTGGTGCAGTTTGTGATTGAGTACATAGTTGTGTACTAATTAATGTCTCTGAATTGGCTGCAACTAATGCCCATGCTTGGCTAGCAGGATCAGAAGCGTCTGCCATTGATATAGCAACATTATGAATTCTTAGTAAAGTAGACTTTGCTACTCCTAAATTTACAAAGGATCCTAAGTCAATTTCGCTTTGTACATAATTCGTTCCACTTGTCGTTACTGCTGCCCTGATAAAAAATGAGTCACTTTTAGCCATGTGCTTCCGCATGGCGGTAAGGTTTATCACTATTCCGGAAAAATAACGCGCTCCAGGAAAGCAATATTTTACCGGATACCGGAAATCTACCGACCTATCCTTGCGCCGAAGGCGTCCCGTTCACCAAGGGGATCTATACCGCCACCCCACCCAACCTACCTAATGTGTAGCCGGATTCTTAATGAATGTAGCCATGGCTGCTTCGTTTTTCAAATTAAATAATATTATATATATACACTAAGTCCGATAAGACATGATAGATGAAGATAATAACGCATGGATGGAACTAATTTGGACACTACAACGCATACAAGACGCTTTAGAAACGCTAGTAAAGAGGATGTAATTATGAAAAAGATTGCACCAAAGGGAACAGTTTATCGAGTAACTGTGCAATATGAGGAGGAATAAGGTATGCCACACCTAATATCAGCAACATTAACAGAAGAAGCATACAAAGTATATTGCAAATGGAAAGATACCAGGAGCGCAAGCGCGAAGATCTCCTTGGCAATGTCAGAGCTTGAACAGATCCAAGAATTAAATGAAGCATTGATTACACAATTAAATATTCATAAGTCAAGATGGAAGTGGTTAAATGAAAATTTACCAAGAGAGATCTCTAATGGTGAGCATTCTGGACAAATACTTCTTGAATATGCGTGTCAACATGACCATTTGTATTACAGAAGGGATTGATGAAAGTGAAAATGAAAGTGAAATTAGATAGGATTGTATTATGGTGTTGTGATTCGGAGATCATCAAACCTTTTCCGGCACCTCTTTTTATGATTTGTCCAGAATGTGGGACTAAAAAACCGAGTCAAATGAAGATAACTCTGAGTTAGACAGTATTATTCATCCATAGCGCACTAAGAACAGCAACAAGACCAAGCATGACCTTCCAAATAGGGTGTTTTGGGTCTGCTAATGTTTTTTCTACATCATCATTCATTAATCTGCACCTTGACTTTTATTTCTAACCATAGCCAAAGCACCTTGATATTCTTTTATATCATATTTTTCTAATATAACCATATAATTAACTTGGCCTGATCCTGCATTATCATTTTGAATAAATAAGTCTTGAATAATTAAATTATCTGGATCAACAATACTTCTTGATAATACTGGAGAATTACCAACTCTATTTTCTGAAACTGCCCAAGCAATTTGAGTATTGTCATCCCACTTCCAACCTAAATCACTTGTTGGTTCTGTTGTTAATTTAGCATTTATATCTTGACTAGATGAATTTGGATCTTGTGGTGCTATAATAAAATCAATAACTCTGTATGCTGTGTCAAATCTACCATCATCTAACAATATTCTATTAGAGTTTGTATCTGCATCTATTCTTCCTTTCATAGTATATTTGCCAATTAGTTTCATTTCTTTTTCCTCCCTGCTGGCGTTTTCTTAAATGCCTTAGACATTGCTTTGAAGTTTACTTGTCCTTTTTTAGCACC